TCTTGTCGAAGCGCACTGATGTCTTAAACCATTGTGCCATGATTGTTTTACTTTGTTTGTTTAGTTATTTCGAGTTTGACTGTATAGCTACCGTCACGCAACGTGACTTCAAGACCGTAACCGTTGTAACCGTTTTCAGTCAGTATGTCTTGAAGACGGTTGATGTCTTCGACAGCATCGTAATTGCTGAAGTTGAACAGTGTCGGCATTGCACGCTTCGGCAGTTCTTCGATTGCCGGTTTCGTGTGATTGCGATGACCGCCTTTGCCGCGTGCGTTCTCTGACAGTATTTCGCGCAACTTCATAGCGTCTGCAAGTGTTGGCTGACGTTCACAAAGCACGTAAGATTTCACAAGCGGGAGCGGGAGAGTTGAAATGCGATAGAAACGACAGATGTCTGACAGCTTGATTGTGCGTAATTCACGCTTTTCTGCGTGCATGAGTTGCCAAATGCGGTCGAGCGCACGGTGAAGTGCTTCGACTGACTCTTTACGTGTTCTGTGAAGTCGTGCCATGCTATTTCACGTTTTCAAAGTTTTCGTCTTCGATTTCCATTGCAAGCATAATCGCGTAGTTATCGAGGTCAAGAAGCGTGTCGCGGGCGCTTTCCGTGTGAACTGCCGCCGGTGTCTGCTTCACAAGAAGCTGCTTTGCGCGATTGTACTTGTCGCCGATGCGCACGATGCCGGCGATTGCGCCGTGTTCTGCGACTGACTGACCGAAGCTGTTGCCGTCGTCTTGATTTTTGCGCTCATAGGTCTGCACCATTTCATCAGTAATGCGCTTGAAGCGAACCACATTGACAGGTCGCGTCACGATGTTTCGAGGTTCATTGTCATTCATAATGATTGATGTTTGTGAAGCATCGCGCCAGCCGGGAAGACCGGCGCGTGCTTCGTGTTGATACTGTGTTTACTTCACTGACTGCTTGCGATACTGCTTCATCAGCTTTTCGAGCTTCAGAGTCGCTTTGCGTGCGCGAACACCGGCTGCTTTGTTGCCGTTGACGTTTGCTTCGAGGTTTGGCAGAAGTCCGTTGATTACAGACTTGATTTCTGCAAAAAGTTGTTCGTTTGTCATAACTGTTTCTGTTTGTTTGTTAGATGTTGATGTTGATTTGTCTGTTTCGTTGATTTCGGTGTCGTTGATGTATTCTGCGAGTTCTTCGGCATATTGCTTTATGACCGGCTCGATGTCTTTCAGCGGCGAGTCGCCGACAAATTCTGATACAAGTGTATTCAAGCGGTTCACTTGTTTCGGCATGATAGAATTGATTTCATAACCGAGTATCGAAGCCACGACTTTTTCTTGTGCCTGACAGTATCGCATCAGACCGGCGATGACAGTCTTGCAGCAATAGACAGAAGCTATCAGCATGACCGAGGTCGTTTCAAGTTCGGGATATGTCTGCATCAACTTGTCTTTGAATGTGCCGTATATCTTGCCGAAGTATTCGTGTGAAAGCGTTTCCTGAAACATAATCATGTTTTCAGTTTCGCTCTTGCGCCAATTATCATCAATGACTTCAAAGCGTTTGCGATTGTATTCAATGCGCAAGTCTTTGATTGCGCGGCACAGCTTCTTCGTTTCGTGAAGCCGCATCATCGCCGCGAGGTCGAGAATTGTGTCTGCGTAGTCCCATGCGATTTCTGCGATTACGAAAGGCACATACGTGATGCTGAAGATTGCGTCTTCAGACAGCACAGTGCGAAGATACTGCTTGTCGCGTTCTGCTTTTTCGGCTGCTGCGCGAAGTACAGCCGCACGTTCTGCGTCTTTGCGCCGCTTCAGTTCGCGCATCATTTCGTCAGGTGACATTGCTGCGCCGCGCTGCTGCACATTCGCGTTGTTGTCGAAGATGTTGATTGTTTTCATCATTGCGTTGTGGTGTTATACAGGTTTCGCAAGATAGTTCGCGAATTTCACTGCTTGATTTCGTGACGGGAACGGGCCATACATCGAACACTCTGTGAAGCGCACGCGCCAAAACTGCCATTTCGGTATCTTGCAGGGGTGCGTCTGAACCACGCACCAACGTAAGCCGGTGAAACACGATGCGAAGCACAGAGACACGGTGATATTGTCAGACACCGCAAGTTCTGCATTGTCTTGCTTCAACAATTTTGTCAGTTTACTTTCTTTCATACTCCTTCGATTTTGAACATTATCGTCTTGTTGTCTGTCATCGCCCATGATGCGCCGACACAAAAGAACAGTGCATAATTGACGCGCTGCTTTGCATCCAAGTCGCTTTCTTCTGTAAGCATATAGTCTGTAATAGACCGAGAAGTGCGACCTATATATGCTGCAAATTCTTCGTCTTCTTCAATGAGCGACAGCATCTTCTGCTTCAATTCTTCAATGTTATTCATGATTATAGCTTTACTTAAACATCATTCTGAAAAATCGACTTGCCATGATTTCTGCTTCTGTCGCGATTTCTTGAAGTTTGACAACTTTCAACAGCTTCGCCGTCTTGTTTGAATATGTCGTAAGACAATACTCTTGCTTTAAGCAACTGCCGATGCCGTCATCTTTGGAATAATCAGCGTATTTCCCGACTGAATGCGTCAACAACGCATCTGCTATTTCAAGCACGACACAAACATCGAAGTCAACACAGCCTTTCAGATACCGCCACGCTGTCTTTGGCTCGTCTGTGGTGAAGCAAAAGCCGACAGACGTTGAACCGCCTTTGCCGCCACGATAGTGGTCTGTGGTGTTCGTCAGCGTTTCGCCTGACAAATACTTGTCATATTCAGCTTGCGAGCAAAATCTTGTCAATATCATTTCGGTTCGTTCTTCTTTAGTTCGTAGCTTTTAGTTGTCGTAGTCATCTTCATTGTTGCTGTCGCCGAAGTTGATTTCACCGCTGTCAAGACAATCGTCACAGTACACACGACCGCTTTCCATTTCTTGCCAACCGGCATAATCGAGTGCGTCTTTTGCGTCTTCTTCAGACTGCCATGCTGTGACTTCATCAAGGCACAGACGTTCACCGCACTTGTCACAAATGACTTCGTAGTATGTTGCTTCTTTTATCATAGTTATTGCTGATTTAAGTTGTCATTGATTACGATGTACGGCATACCGCCGGGAAAGACACGCCACAGGTCGCGCTGAAGCAAGAACTCAACCGCACCGATTGCACGCCCAAGACAGACAAGTTTGTCTTGTGTCTGATGATAGTCAGTCCACTGATTGCCGTCACGGTCGATGCACATATTCAGGAAAGTCCAACCGCCGCCACCGGTGCGATGAAATTCTTTCGGAAGCTGCATCAGCATCTGCATGATGTCTTCTTTGTGCGCTTCAATCTTTTCAGAATTGAAAGCGACTTCGATAAGCACACCTTTAAGTGTGTGCGCTGCACTGTCTGCAAAACAGTCTGCAAAGACTGCTTCGACATTCTGATGCGTCAGGCGCATCGGTTCACGTGTTGTTATTGATGATGTCATTCTTCTGAAGATTTAAGTTTGATGTCACAGGCTGATGATTCTAACAGGTTCGGCATGACAACGATGTCAACGCCATGCTCCACGTTGATAAGCATTGAATACTGTGTGTTCAGTCGTTGCACTGTCGCGGTCTTGTGTCCGAGTTGATGAATCGCATCAACGATTGTCATTATCTGTCCGATAAAGAAGTTCACACCGTTGAAGCTGATATTGCGCTGTTCACGTTTCAGATTCTTGTGCGTGAATTTGCCGCGACCGTCACAGACCGGACAATCAAAGTCGCGTTCATATTCATCATCATCTGTTTCGTATCGCCAAGTAACGCTGCCGGTGCCACCGCATTCTTCACATAATGCTTCTTTGCCGTACACTGCGACTTTTTCCATTTCAGGCACTTTTTTGATTGCTGATGCAACTTCTTCGATGTTCAGAATCAGCGAGCATTCAGGTGTCGGGAAAACTCTGTTGAAGTTCGGCTGATTATCGTGTGGGAAGTATTTGACTTCACACAGTTCGCGATTAACACGAATGCAACCGCGTGTGTCTGTCGCATAGATGTAATTATCTTGCGGTCGCGGACTTTCGATGCTTTTGGGCGTTTCATCGTAGTCGCCGAGAAACATCTTCAAGATTTTGTCGTATTTAGTCATATTGCGTTGATATTTGATTATTTGTTCAGAGCGTGATTGATAGCATCGACAGCGTAAGCAAGACGTGACAATTCTGCTTCGCGCTTGTCACGCTTTGTTGAGCGTGTCTTTGGATCTTCTACTGATTGCTGAAGACGTTTGCCACGCTTTGCAAGGTCTTCAAGCAACCATTCTGCTGTTTCTCGTGACAGTTCGATGTTCAAAAGCTGAAGACGAACGCTGTCGGGTCTGTGCTGCTTTTGTGCTTCAGCGTATTCTGTCAGACGTGTGATTGATACTTTGTTCATGACTTCTTTTTCTTTTCTTCAAAGTGTTCGCACACGTCAGATGTCGGCTTGAAGTAACCAGCGCGTTTCATGCACTGACCTTTGCGCATCCATTCATCGTGATGATACAGTTTACAGTTGCGACACTGCTGTTTTACAGATGCTGTGCGAAGCTGTGCTAACTGTTTTTTCAGTTCTTCTGTATTAACTTCAGAATGCTCTTCTGAAATTTGTTCTGAAATAGCATTGATTCTGTCTGCGATGCCAGGCTTGTCACGCAAAAGACTTCTAATGTGGTCATAATTCGTGTAGCTCATTGCGGTGTATCTTGTTGTTTTTGCTGTCTGTCGCTTCATCTGCCGCGTTTTATAGCTTGCGATGATAGTTTGCTTGTCTGCGACTGCTGAAGTGCGGCAAACAGCGCGGAATTGATTTATCTGCGGCTTTCGCCGGTTAACTTGATTATGTTGTATGTCTTGAAGCGGTCGATGATGCGACCGAAGTCATCTGCGAACACTTCTTTCAGTTGCTTCACGGTCAGATTCGTTGTCAGATGCGCGAACTTGCGACCGTCAATGGCTGTCATCGTCCATATTTCGTTGCGTGCGTGCAAGAAGTCTTCAACGATTGTGCGCGTGTCGATGCCGTAGAACGGTCTGTTTTCAACGCCGATGTCGTTCAGACAGACATTCACCGGTGACGGCTTGAAGCCGGTGCTGTTTTCTTCGTTATAGGTATATCTGTCAATGTTGTTGTGCATTGTGAAGTAATTCGTCATCTGCGTCACCGACACGTTATAAAAGAAGTTCGGGTTCTTCGTTGCGCGAAGATATTCGCTGAATATCTGCATCAGAAGCGTCTTGCCTGTGCCGGCGTTTCCCATTATCAGCAAGTTCTTGTGAAGTTTGTAGTGCGCTTCAGGAAACACTTCTTCTGCGAGTTGACAGTTATTGAAGTAATACAACAGGAAGCGAAGAATCTGCTTGTTATCATCGTCAATCACAAATCTGCGGTTTTGCGGCGCAAGACAGACGCTGTTCGCGATGTATAACAGAAGCTGCGAATGTGCGTGAAACACGTCAGGATTCGTCAGGTCATCAAATTCGCTTTTGTGCTTGCGTAGGTCGCGCAAAATCAAATTCGCGATGTTCTGCACTTTGACGTATGCTTCTTGTGCATCGCGCTTGCGCTTTTCTTCAATCTGCGCTTTCTGTTCTTCTGTCAGTTCTATTTCGTTCATGTTTAGATGTCTTTGCTGTTGAATGAATCGTCTTCATCGTAGTCTGCTTTTGATGCTGTCTTCGGCTGTTCTGTCGAAGCTGCTTGCTGCTTGACTTCGGGCAGTTCTTCTTCCCATCGTGCCTGATAAAGCCATGTTGAAAGATTCGCATAACTTGCAGTCCATTCGCCAGCGGCTTTCTTCGCTTCAGTGTAAGCAATCAGTCTTTGAAGTGCCGGAAGAAGCATCGGAACGATTTCACGCCAATTCTTGTGCTTGCGCTTGAAAGCATCAAGTTCAGTGCTGAAGCCACGCTTGCGACCGGGATATGCTTTTCTGAAGATTTCAAATTGCTGTTCGACTTCTGACAGTTTATTATTTATAATATCTTTCTTTATTTCTTTATCTTCTTTATTTATTGTTGCATCGAGGTCTGCACAAAGGTGTGCATCAAGGTGTGCATCTGCATCTGCTTCACTATCTGCGCAAGTCGCTGATTTACTTTGCAAAATGTCTGCACAAAGGTGTGCATCTGCATTTTGCTTTTTTGTGCGTTTCGGGTGTGCATCGAGGTCTGCACAAAGGTGTGCATCTGCTTCTGTGTCGTTGTCGCTTGAAGTCGTTGATTTTCTTGCTTTTACGTCTGCATCAAGGTCTGCATCTGATGAATCTTGGTAAAGGTTGTAATTCATCACTGTTATGATGCTGATATTGTGCGCGACCTGCTTTGTTATCATGCCGTCTTCGATAAGCATATTCAGGAACGGTTCGACTTTCGACCGACTGCGATGCCAACGATTGCACAGATACGAAAGCGATGCGATAAGCTGACCGCGTTTGAGTTCGACAAGTCGTGTCCCGACAAGCACTTTCGTGTCTTCCCAAGCTGCTTCAAAAATGATGTCAAGCCACCATTTCAGATATTCGGCATCAGAAAAAATCCAATGCTTGCGCAAGTCACGACTTATCTTAACCCAATTATTCATCAGAAGACAAAATCACACCAAAGGTCGATGAATTGTTTTCCGGCGTGCAACGCCAATTCGCGTGTCTTGAAGGCGAGCCGAGAGCCGCCACCCGAGTCCGAGTACGATGATGCGTTGCTCGCGTACGTAGAGACGAGACCGCCACTCGCGTTCGCGTTGAAACTCGAGCGACCAACGACACGGCAGCATCTTGCTTTGTCATCATCGTCAAGATTTTCGTATTCTTCTTCAGTGTAAAGCACGAACCAGGGATAATAGCGCACTTCTTCGTCACTGAATGTCGGGTGCCAATCTTCGTTCAGTGCTTCAGTGACGATGCGCAATTTCATGTATGCTGTCAGGTCGCGCATATCGTCTTCGTTGCCGTGCATCTGCTGCATATACAGATTGTATTGACGCACAAGCGTATGGTCTTCACCGAGCGCGTCATACGCTTCTTCAAACGTCATGATGCGTTCTGTGACAGGTCTGTTGTCAACGACAGCTTCGATGTGTTCTTCTTCAACGACCCAAGTTTTGTCCTGACCGTTGAACTGCACGCCGTACAGATGCGGCTTGCGTGTGATGTCTATGACTTCGGAAATGAGTGCTTCAAAACCGAAGACTGTGACAGGCTGTGATACTTCAAAATTTTTCATTGCGTTTTTTATTTTGTTGATGATGATGTTCAATAAGGTTCTTTCGATACGTCAATCACGACACCGCGCCGTGCTATCGTCACCGGCTTGCCGGTCTTCGCTTCAATGCGCTGCTTGAACACGTCTGCATCGCTGTTGTGACCTGACAGATGAATCAGAATGATTTCGTTCACGCTGTCAAGATTCGATGACAGCAAGATGTTTTCTGTTGTCTTGATTTCCATGTGCGACTGAAGCAAGCGCGACCGCATTGATGCCGGTGTGATGCCGTTGTCGATGTTGTAGTCAAGAATTTCATCTGAATAGTTCGCTTCAATCATTATGTGCGACAGATTCGCGATGCGATATTCAAACAGCATCGTGTCTGTGACGAATAGAAGTTTACCCATTTCGGGGTGTTCTATCACGAAACCAAGACACGGCACATCGTGCGCGACAGGAAGCGTGAAGACGCTGAACGAACCGATTTTGTAACCGCGCATCGGCGCGATTTCTTTGCAGAATGTGCGCTGCTTCAGCGTGTGTGCGTCAAATACTTCTTTCAACGCACACACGCGAATTGCGCTGTTCAGATACTCACCGATGAACTTTGCATGGTCGCCGTGCTGATGCGATACGATTGCGCCGTAGATGCGTCCTATCTTGAAGTCAATCGCTTTCTTCACTTCGATAAGCGGCAGACCACATTCGATGACAAGACAACCGTCAGATGCTTCAAGAATGTAGCTGTTGCCTGAAGATGATGAACCGAGAACTGAAAGTTTCATCGCTGATTCTGTTTGATTCGTTAATAGCCGGGGGTTTCTTCAGCGGAATCTGCTGCTGTCGCTTGTTTTGGCTGCTGTGTGACTTCGCCGGTGCTTTCATCGACTACTTCTTCATAATCGACTGTCGAAGCGTCAAGGTCAATCGTTTTCGCGTCTGCGATTTGCAGTGCTTCATCACGTGCGACAAGTGCGTGCTGTGACGCGCTGTCATCGGCTGTGATAGCGTTCTGCATCTTGATTGACAGATAGCCGTATTTCGACAGCACGCGGCGAATGACAGTCTTCAGTGCCATGTCATTGAAGTTGCCCTCCCAACCGACAGACTTCGATACAATGCCGTTGTTTGCTTTGTCGATAAGCTGCGCGATTGTGGTGTCTTGTTTGATACCAGGCGCATAGCGTTTCGCATACTTCGCCATGTCTTCGACAGACATGAACAGTGTCTTGCTGTAGCCGTTCAGCAACTCGAAGTAACAGAAGTAACCGACAATCTTGTCTGACGTTCTGTTGCCGTCAAGTGCGACTTCACCTGACAGACGGTTCACTGTGCGAAGCTCACCTTCATACACAAAGTCTGCGTTGATTGTGCGATACTGACCGGTGCGCATCGCAAGCTGAATGTAACCTTTGTAACCGGGAATGAATGTCGGTGTCGGCACTTTAATCCATTCGTCACGACCGGTCTGTTCGTTGCGAACTTTCTTCTTGTTGTTGTAGACCACGATGTACGCGAAGCCGAGAGCGCGATTGATAGGCAGGTCAAGAACTGCGGCTTTCAGTGCTTCAGACACGATTTGTGCCGGTTGACACGTCTGAAGCGATTTGTCACCGTTGTAGAGGTCGATGATGCTTGCGACAAACAGGTCTTTGTTTTCAGCAAGCGCGTTCTGAAACTGTTCCTGAACGCTTGGTGCGTTGAGAATGGTCTTCAACTTTGCAAGACCCGTAGGCTGCTGTGCCTGTGTCTGTGCGACTTGATTTTGTTCAGTCATTTTGCGTTGATTTTTGATTGTGAATATTTATTTGTTAGCTGTTTCGATGCGAAGCGATTCATCGCGTGAAACAATAAGGTTGATAGTCTGTGACTGCATCGGCAGAATGTCGTTCACTGATTCTGCATTGTCGATGAATATCGGTGCGAAGATGTCTTCAGACTTGCAGATTGCGTTGATTATATCAAGACCGATGTTGATGCGTTCTGCGTTGCTGCAAGTGCCGTATGGCTTGCCGTTCAGCGTTGCTTCGCACGTTTCAGACACTGCGCCGTTGATAGCGACTTTCAGCCAACGGAAGCGAACGAATCTGAACAGACCGTCAATGCGTGCTTCAATCGCTTCGCTGCGTGCTTTGCTGAACTCTGCGATGACAAATTCAGTACGTTCAAGTTCTGCGAGGTCTGCGTTCAGCGTCTGCATCTGCTTTTCAAGTTCTTCGATGCGCTGCTGTGCTTCTTCGACATTGATGCGCTTCGACAGCTTTGCAACAAGGTCTTCGATTGCTGATGTAAGCATCGCACGACCGTCTTTCAGTTCTGAAGTGTCTGCGGTCGCTTTTGGCTGCGATTCCGACTGTTTCTGCGTCAGTTCTTCAAGCTGCTTGCGAAGTTCGTTCAGAAGCGCGTCAGACGCGATTGCCGCGCTTGCATCAGGCTTGACAAGCGTCTGTGTGTAATCTTCAGACTTTTCAAGTTCTTCGATGCGCTTCTTCTTGTCTTCGATGCCGGTGCGTGTTTCATCGCACAGTTTGATGTATGACTGCTTGCGTTCGTTGTTGGCGATGCCGGTGCGCTTGTTGCGTGCGATGTCTTCAGCGACAGTCGCAAGACGTTCGCCGCGCTGCTGCTCGAAGTTCTGCATCAGTTCAGCTTCTTTCGTTTCGATTTCGTCAAGATCCAAGCGGCGGTGACAGGTCGGGCAAATGAACTGCGCTTCGTCAATCTGAATCTGTTCAGCCTGAATCTGCTTTTGACGTGCGTTGAGCCGTTTCCATTCTTCGATAAGCTGTTCACGCTTCTTTTCGCACTGCTTGATTTCGTCTTCATAGCTTGACAGCGAACGTTCTGCGATGCTGATTTCACGCTTCAGACTGTCAATGCTGATTTGACATTCAGACTTCTTCTGCTGCGCTGTATAGAAGCCGCGCATCACTTCTTCAGTGACTTCGCTTTCGCGCTTGTTGATTTTCGCCTGAAGTTCGCGCTGCTGTGCAAACAGCTTCTGCTGTGCTTCAGATAAAGCACGCTGCTGTGCGTTGATGTCATCAAGCTGCTGTTCGATTTCATCGCGTCTTTCACGCTTCATCTTCAGTTCTGCTTCAAGCGAAGACCAATCTTCTTCTTCAGAGCGTGCGATGTCACGTTTCTTTTCGTCAATGCGACCGGGCAAGTCAACAAGTTCGGCATTGATACGTGACTTCTTGGCTGCGATTTCTTTCTTGTATTCAGTCAGTGTCTTGCCGGTGATTTCGTCTAACAGACGCTTGAAGTCTTCGTTGTCACCTGCGACTTCAGCATCTGTGATGTTACCTGCCATGCGGTGCAACATCTTCTTCTGTTCGTCAGGCTTCTGCGCACAGAAGTATGTCGGCGAAGTGATGAACTTGAAGATGTCTTCGCGGCACAGGTCGGCAATCTTTTCTTCATATTCCGATTTGCTGCACGGCACATCATTGAAGAATCGTTCTTCTTTGTTGCCGTCATATTCCTTTTCGACTTTGCCGGCACGCTTCACCCACTTTTCTGTGAAGCGGCGCATCAGGCGAATTTCCTGACCGTTGACTTCAAGAACTGCACTGACTTCGTGCGGAAGCTGCGCGATGATGTTGCCGTCTGTGTCGAGCGTGCGAAGTTCAAACGCTTTGCGGTCTTGACTGTCTTTGCCGAACAGCAACCACATGAAAGCGTCAAAGACTGTTGTCTTGCCTGCACCGTTGCGACCGTAGATGTTCGTGACAGTGTCGTTGAAGTCAATCGACAAATCGCGAACGCCCTTGAAGTTCGTCAGGTGCATTGATTTGATGATGATTCTTTTCATTGCGTTGTGTTATTTTAGTCTGCGCGTTGCGCAATAGGTTGATGCTTGTGAATTGATTTCGTCTTTCGATGCTGTGCGATTGCGAAGCTGCCATGCTTCGATTTCTTCACGCTTGAAGTACAGTGTGCCGTTCTGCTTGTAAGTCGGAATGACTTTATCTGCTGCCATGTGACGAACACGACTTTCAGATATGTCAAGCACAAGCGCGAGGTCTTTGACGCTCCACACGTTCTTCATCAGCGCGATGACGCTGCGCTTGATTTCGCCGATTGCGACTTTAAGTTCTTCGTTCATTGCTTGTCTGCTTTGCGTGCTTCGCGAAGTTCCTGAAGTGATGCGCGAAGAAACATTTTCTGACCTACAACGCCGATAGCAATGAAGCAAACTGCATAGAAGCACTTGTCAAAGAATCGGTCGTAATCCGTGAATAATGCGCGAAGTGCGTAGCTGTAGCCGAAAATGATGACACACCACGAAAAGACCACCTGCGCAATCAGATATGCACGTTCTAACTTGTTGAAGATTCTGTCGATTGTTGCGTCTTTCATATTTCGTCAGTTTTAGCGTTGTCAAAATGATGTTCTGAAAACAGTTCGTCTTCGGGCATCTGATAGTGTTCAGCAAGAAGTGCCATGCGTGTGCTGTTCGGTTTCTGCTTGCCTGACACCCACGCCCGAACAGTTGCAAGAGGTGCGCGTGCTGCTGCCGCCATTTCTGCAATCTGTGCCTGTGCCGGTGTCAATGCTTCAAGCGCATCGACATAGCGCACATCAAGCGGCTTCTTCTTTGTTTTTGTCATTGTATTGAATGTTTGATGTTGATACTTCAGAACTTGTCAACCGACAGACCTTTGTCTGTCATCGACAGCGCGAAACCGGCTGCAACCAAGTCGCGAATGACAGTTGCGTTGCTGTTGTGAATCAGTATCGAATACACGTTACTGTAATTGTCTTTTACAGGCACGTTGAACGACACCTTGATTGAGTTGCTTTTGCTGATGATGCTGATTGCTTCAGCTACATATTCAGGCTTCATGTTCATATTGCGTTGAAATTTGTTGCGTGTTAAACACTAATTTTATATCTTTGCACACTAAAATTAGTTAGTGTGACACTCACTTTCGTGATTGATGATGCAAAGATAAACACTTTTGTTGGTATTAGCAAATTTTTTTGTTGATTTCCCAACAAAAAAATTTGCATCAAACTTCAAAATTTGTTTAACTCGCTTTAATTCAGCTATTTATGAAAGGACAGAAAATCAAAGAAATTTTGCGAGCTGAAGGCATCACGCTTGCAGAAGTCGCCCAACTGCTTGGGTTCGACAATGACCAACGTCTGCACAGCGCACTGCGTTCAGACGATGTGAAAAGCGGATTGATTGAAGACATTGCCCGCGTGACAAACAAATCTGTTGGCTTCTTCTATGGTCTGCCGGTTGTCAACGACCACGGAATCATGGACAGCGACAACGCGACATACAACGAAACTGAAGTGTCACTGCGCTTCATCGGTCTTCTTGAAACGAAAGACGTTCAAATTAACCGACTGCTGTCACTGCTTGAAAAGAAAATAAACTGAGATTATGAAAGTATCTGTGAATGACTTCATCGCACGCTATTGCGATGGCGATGAATACCGGCATGGTCTTTATGTGTCTGAAGACACACAGCGTCAGATTCGTCAGTGTGCTGTCTTTGGCAAACAGTTCTGCGAAGTGTCTGATAACACCTTTGAACTGATTGAAGCTGCGAAGAATCGTGAAGAACAGCGTGACAGGTGTTATAATGACGTGTCTGCGTTGCGTCTTGCCGGCATGAAAGCTGAAAGTGATGATGACATTTCTGCTGCGATACAACGATACAGCGAAGCGATTGAACTTGGCGAAGCGTCAGACTTCGACCTGCTGCACGCATATCGTCACGCATACGACCGCATCATCATATTGTTATCGCGCACGCACGCGCACGACCGTGAAGCTGAATACATCGAACAGCTTCTGAAGCGACACAAACTTCAGGACAGCGACCGCAAGCGTCTTGAAGAACGACTGCGAAAAGTATATATGAAAATCAGCAAATGACAGATATGAAAAAGATTCTTGCAATAATGATGTGTGCGCTGCTGCTTGCGGCGTGTTCAAAAGACGATGAACCGACAGTGAATGAAGCCGACCGCCAGGCTGCTGAAATTGCCGCTGTGCTGAACGGTCACTTCATCGCATCGACATACAGCGAAGTGACGAACACGACTGAAGTCACCGAAATAACGTTCAGACCCTATGCACAGCCGAAGACAGAAGAATGGACTGAAAACGGCATTTCAAAGAATGTCGTGTTTTATGGTACGTGTGAAGTCGTGACGTATTACAATGACCACTTGTTAGAAGTTACAAAAGAGTGGAAGTACAATGTGCGCGTGCCGTATCAGGGTGCGCAAGCTGAACTGAACTTTTACCCTGAAATTTACGGTCTGACTGAAAGCCACGATATTTCAGTCATCAGTGCGTCTTCGTTTGAACTTGACAATGAAACATTCATCAAACAATGAGCAAGACGCGCAATTACAGTCAAGACACGCTTGATGTCATGGAACGCTTTTATGTCGCGCTTGAAGCGTGTCGTGAAAGCAAGATGATAAACAGCGTTGTCGAATACTGCGAAACTAACAACATCGACAGTGCTGCGCTTTACAGACAGCGCAAACATCGTGAAAGAGGTCTGTTTGAAATAGGTTGGGCGGTGCCGCTGATTCGTGCTTGCGGCGTGTCTGCACGTTGGCTGCTGACCGGTGCCGGTTCAATGTTCGCACAATAAACAGAAACAGCGTGACGTTCTTCGCCACGCTGCTTTCTTTTTGGATCATCATTCATCAGCATCGTCTTCATCGAAGATGTTCGGAATGCGTTCGACTGCTGCTTTTTTGTTCTTGTCTAATATCTTCGCATATACTTGTGTCGTTTCGATGCTTTTATGACCTAACAGCTTTGAAACAGTGTAAAGGTCAACTCCAAGGTCAAGCATCATTACAGCGAACGTGTGCCGCGCACAGTGAAACGTGATGTGCTTGTTGATGCCCGCGCTTTTCACCCATGCCGCTATGCTGATGCGTGCCGACTGAATCGGACCAAGTTTAGGAAAGACACGTTCATCAGGCTTGCCGCGTTCGCCGAGCATTGCGGCTGCTTGCGCGTTCAGGTCAAGATATTCAAGACCGCCGGTCTTCTGCTGTGTGAAGACGATGCGTGTGCCGCTGTGCCATTCTTGAACTTCGCTCCACTTCAGCTTCACAATGTCGCTCCAACGCAAGCCTGTCAGACATGAGAAGAAGAACGCCTGTGCAAGAATTTCGTTCGGCGGTGGTGTCTTGCGTAGTTTCTTGACTTCTTCAATCGTCAGAAATTCGCGGTCTGATTCAGGTTCTTTGAAGCGTTCGACACCTGCTGCGGGATTCATGCGAATGATACCTTCGCGCATCGCGATATTGAAGACCGTGCAGAACTTCTGAAACATCAATGCTTTTGTGCCTTGTGACAGCGGCTTCGGCGTAACATCGCGCTTGCGTGAATCAATCGCCCACTGCATCGCCGTGTTGTCAAGATAGTCCCTGAAGCCCTGCACCCACTGTGGCGTGATTTCTGCGAACGTGATTCTGTCGTTCGGTTCATACTTCAGTATGTGCGCAAGACAGTTCTGCCAACTTGTTTTCGTTGTGCCGTCCTTGCGGTCGATAATCTTGCGCATCACGTCAAGAAAAGCTGCGTCTTCATGTGCCGCAACAATCCCGAAGTCTTTCGACTGAATTTCAACGATGCGCTTTGCACGCATCGCTTCAGCAAGTTTCAGTGTTTCTTTGTTCTTCTGCTTGTCTTCGCGTGTGCGCTCCGGCACAAGATACATCTTCAGATATTCAGTCGTGCGCTTACCGTCACGACAGATGTCAAGGAACAGCGCGAATGAACCGTTGCTTCGCGGTCGCTTGCGTAGATATACAATTTCTTTCTTCTTCTGTGTCATCTTTGCGTTGAGTTTTCTGTTGCGCCTGTTGCGCGAATTTCAACGCGCAACAAAATCGCAACGCAAAGTTAGCACTTATTTAGCATATACGCGCACACTTTTAGGGAAAAACAGTAATCGCATCATAAGCATAACAGCGTTCTGTGCTGTGCGTTTATGATGCGATTGTGTGCTGTCAGCGTGCGCCGCTGAAAATCGTCAGATTTTTGTCAGAATTCGCTCGAAAAATTCTGATGATATGATTTAATGAAGTGTATATCAAGCATATATATTGTCTATATTTTATGTCGCGCAACAAAAACGCAACGAATTTGTCAGAAAAACGTCCGAAGTTGCGAATTTCGCCACTTCGGACGGTTCAACGCAATGATGACCTGAATGAATCATCATCGGTGCAAAGATAGCAATTTTTAGTCAGACCGCCAACGTCTTTTTTTATCTATCACTCGAATAATCACGATTGCGACCACAATCAGAATGATGATGCCGATGACGATACCAGAGTAATGAAAGAATCCGCGACCCTTGACTTCTTCTGTATTGACAGAAGTCTGTACATCTGCTGAAGTGTCAGATTGCACGCTTGACTTGTTTTCAGAAACAGCATCGCTTTTTGCTTCTGTGTCAATCTGTGTCTTCTTGTCGTTCTTGAATGTCACACGACCTGAAGTGACAGATTTAATGTTTCGCGTGTGTGCGTGCGCGTGCGCATTGGGAGGTTCGGTCTGTTCACGCTCGATGTGCTGACCGTCTGCTTGCACTGTCGTGTCTGCGATGACTGTCGATGTGCCGTCTTCGTATTCAACTTTCGTGAAGTCGATGACTGCTGTCGAAAGGTCAACAGATGTCACAGTCGTGTTCACAGCTTCAGCAATGGCGGTCTGCTGTGTCTGCTGACCTGTGACAGTCTGCGTGATTTGCTGCTGTTTCTGTTCCTTTGCAATTTTGCGCGTAGTGCCGCAAGCTGCAAACAGACTTGCAAACAAAACTGCAAACAGAATCTTGATGACGTGTTTCATTTCTGATGTTTTTTGATGTATGAGATTATGCCGTCAACGTGAAGCTGCGTGATGAGTTTCTTGCCGTCTTCAGACAGTAAGAACTGCACGTCTGCTTTATTGTCCTGAAACAGTGATTCAGTAAGTGCCGCCGGACACTTCGTCTTCGTCAGAACTGTGAAGCGTGCTTCATAATCGGGGTCGCCGTCAGACCAATCTGCTCGCATCGGCTTCTGCTTGCTGTCGTATGCGCCTTGCTGCTTCAGCACAGCGAAGTCTTCTTTGTATGGTGCAAGAATGCGGTCTGCTGCGTTCCACAGTTCTGTTGCAAGTTCATCTGCGCGTGTCTTGCCAGGCGAAGTGTAAACGCACCAACCACCGGCAGATTTCCACTTGCCGTCACCGCCTGCTGCGTTACTGTGTATCGACACAAAGATGACGTTCGATGTGCCGAGCTTCGCGCATACTGCATTTGCGCGTCTGCATCGTTCTGTCAGACCGATGTCGTTTTCTTCAGGCACGACAAGTTCTGCATCGTAGCCGCGTGCGGTCAGCGAAGCGACAATCATGCGTGCGATTTCACGCGCCCACTTATATTCGCGAAGCGATTTGTCGGGCGAACACTTTCCCGGTGTGTCATAACCATGTCCGTTGTCAATCAGAATCTTCATGATTTAAGCGTTTAGTCGATGATAAAAATCTGTTTTGATGTTGTCGTATGCAAGTCGCACGTTCGTGAATGCACGCTTGTTGTTTGCGCCGTCTTCGTGATAGATTTCACTTTCAACGACCAATGCGACCTGTTCAATCCATTCGGCGTTGCAGTACGATGACAGACGCACGCCGCGATATGAAAATGTGTCGAAGCGACTGTTTCTGTCTTCGTGAAGCACCGTCAAAGATTTGCGGATCTTCTTTGCTGTTGCGTTTCTGTCTGCGATGTGATTTTCTTCGCGCACCTTCTTGATAAGACGGCACACCTGTTCGACAGACAGGTCAAACGCGAAGCCTGTCAAATTTCTGATGCGTAGCTGCGTTTCGGGTCGAAGACCTTCAGCAAGGTCGTTCAGCAAGTCGTTCTGCTTTCGTGTTTCGGCAAGAACGCCCTGAAGATTCTCCTTGTTGTCTGCGATTATCTGCGTGATGATAGATTTGAACCACTTGAAGATTGCAATCATCATGCTTGCTGAAAGTAAAAGGTAAATTGCTCCCATGATGACAAGCGCACCATAATCGCTGATGCCCTTTGCCACTTCTGTTACCTGCGACACGTCAGTCATAGTGCAATTCTGATTAAACGTCCAACAATCACGCCGGCAATCGTCAGCGACCAATCAACCCAATCAAATTTGCCGCCCCACAGACGGTCTTTCAGTTCAAGTGCCGAAGCGATACCAACACCGGCAAGTGCCGCACAGTAATTGTCATCAGACAGCAAACCGATTAAGACACCGCCGCCGATATGCGTAAGTCTGTGACTTTCCTTTAGCCAAGATATTACTTTTTTCATACATCAGAGATTTTGTGACAGTGCAAAGTTACAAAATTACTGTTTAATAAACACTATTTAAGACGGCAAATAATAGATTGTCACACTGAAGTCACCGTCATTCAAAGAAGCATCGTCAGACATACCGACCTTGAATGAAGTCGTTGTAATGTCGTACACGCGAGCATCAATGACTTTGTGCTTCGCATTGACTTGTATCAGCAAGTTCTTCACGCCAATGTCTGACAGTGCTGTCTTCCATTCGTCAGGGAAAGACAGCGTGACAAGACCTTTTCCGCTTCTGTATGTGCTTGGACACACATCAGAACCGTTCGACTTCATGAATGAACGAATGCCGTCTGACTGCTGCACTTTGTAACGCTTCGTTTCTGTCGCTTCGTTGCCGTCATAATAGTACGCACCTTTGAAGATAAGCAACGGCAACGGCATCCATTCGCTGCTTCGTGTTCGCGTTCTGATGCCGGACTTCGAGAAGTCAAAACCGAGGTCGTTGTTCTCCATGACAAACCGCATACCGTTGTTGCCGTCTTTGTATGCAAGAATGTAGTTGTCAGAACGTGTTCCAAGACAGAAGCCGTTCGCGAAGTATCGCGACACATAGAAGTCACTGACCCATTTCGCCGCGATGTCTGAAGCTGAACCTGAAGTGTTGCCCCACAGAACAGCCGCATAACTGCCGGTGTAAGATGCCGAACAATAGATGCTGATTGTTAGTCGATGATAGCCTGCGGGTACACGAACTTTCTTGCCGGCGAAGTTTAGAACGCCTGAAGTTTGCGTGTTTGATTGATAAGTCACAGTGTGACTTTCGCTGCCTCCGCCGATTATAGTAATAGGCTTGTTTATGCTGCTGCCGGTGTTGTTGCCGAACTGACCGTTCATCGAATCATCTTCGTAAATAGTCTGCGCTGTTGCAGATGCCGAAGCAGATGCCGAGCAAATTGTTTTTTGGTCGATGCGATTCGACAATGTGCCTGTCGCTTCATCATAGTTTGCATAAGTTTCAATATGCACGTAAATCAGTGCTGAAGCGTGTGAGTTCTGAATCGGGTCAACACCCAGGCCACCGCTTGTCGTGTATGTAAAACCTGCTGAATGTGCCGTTGCTTGCAGATTGCCATGCTTGATTTCGACTTCTGTCGGTGTACCGGTGTGCCATACTTTTGAAAGCACGAAAGACTTTGAAGACTGTGACGATGAATCTCCGGCGTTGTATGTATGCTTGCCGCGACCGAGCGTAACGCCTGAAGCATATCCATAGACTGTCGCTGTGCGCGTCAGAATTTCACAGTCTGCGCCGGTCGAACCGTCATAAAGCTGCTTTATGTCTGTATAGCTTTGACCTTCCAAGACTGTCACTTCATTGTTGCTCGCGTCATAGATTTTGACAGAACCGTTACCTTCACTGTCAGGCTGTATTTCGACACGCTGATGGTCAGGTTCGCCGACAATCACGCTGCGTGCGATTATCTGCGACACATCAATCAGTTCAGTCTTGATTTTGCCGCCCTCAATGATTGTGATATAACCATTGTCTGACAGAAACTTGATTGCACCGCCGATTTCACCTTTTTCAAGGTCAAAGTATGTCTTGCCGTCATTTGAAATAAGCAAGTCTGTCGTGATGCGACCAGGCAGTATTTCAGTGAATCCATACAGCGACACATAACTGCGCTGTCCTTCAAGTTCGCTGTTTAACACACCACAGAGAAGATGATAATAACCTTGAACAGCTTCCATTGCGATAGCTGTCTGCGACAATACAAATTCACCTGCTGTTTCGGTGCTTGTGCTGCTTACTTTAGCATATAAGTAGTAACTGCTTTTGGGGTCATCAAGAACCGGCGAAACATACGACTGCATCGGCCACGTTACGAATGTGCCGTTTTCGCGTCTTGTTTTAGTCATTATCGCGTTCTGACCAAGCGTCATGTGTTGCAGACGAATATTCATGCCGGCAGACTGCATCGTTGCGTATAACTTTTTTTTCTCCTGACTGTAGCCGATGCACGTTGTCGGCGAATATGACACCGACTGTGTGCCGTCTTCGTTCTGCGTGATGACTTCATACGCGAAGCGGAACTGAAGACTTTCGTCACCAACAAGCATCGCCATGGTGTGAATTGCGACAGGTGACAAGCTGCCTGAAAAGTCGCCGATATTTGCATTTTCAAGCATACCGATAGTTTCAAGCGCATCGCGGAAGCGGCGTTTTGTATATTGAACAAGACGCTTTTCTGTGTCTTCGACCACGACTTCAGTGTTGTTGATTTGCCGTATCTGCGTGCTTACAGAAGAACCGCCTGACACGCTGTTCGACAGCTCTATTGTCGGCGAATATGGCTGTGTCAGAAAGTCTTTAATGCCGGTGATGCGAATGACTGTGCCGTCAACTGCGAACTGTGCGTCTTGAAACAGCACGTGACCGCCGACAATGAGCTTGCCGCCGACTTCAAGCCAATGCTTCTTCGACCACAGCGACTGAAGCGAACCTGTGAACGTGAACTTTTGGTCTTCGCATTCATACAGCGCACGCACTGCTGCACGCATCATGTCCCAAGAGCCGCCCGACTTGTCGGTATTGTTGCAGATGTAACTGTCAGGAAGCTGAATGCCGAAGATAGCATACGTCTGTTCTTCTTTAGGACACCAAGTTGCGTTCGGCATCGTCACACCGTCAATTTCTTGCGGCACGATTTGAAATTTGCGTTCAGCGTGCTTGTACTTTACATCAAATTCTTTGCCTGCAAGCATACCGTCTTGAAAGATGACCGTCATCGTTTCACCGGCAATCAGACAGTTATTGAAATTCAGTTCTTCAGGAATTGTGTTGTCAATGAAGTCGTAGAAATTCTTGTCTGCGTTCGCAACAACGACAGAAGTCACTTCGCCGACACGTGACGGATAGATTTCACTGCAATCGACACTGTCTTCTTTCGTAGCTTGTGACACTACATCGGTGCGTTCGACATATTCACCTTCTGCATCAGACGTGTATGTGCGTGCTTTCGTGCTGTCAAAATCGTCTTCGTCTTCAAAGTGCGTGCCGTCAAACTGAATAGACTGCGAGATTGGCAACTTCAGTTCGGGTGATCCATATTTCGCACGGTCGATGTTTCTGTCACTGCCCTGCACAAACATACGCTTCACCGGCACGCCGTCTGCTGCTGATGTTCGACCGACACCGGGAATGAAGCCATTGCCGACACCGTATGACAGTGCGACAGGCGAATCTTTGAAGTATTCGACACGGCGAAGATGAATCTTTGCTTGTGTCGTGCCTATCCATTCGACTTCGTATTCAGTATTGAAGATGTTCGCGATGTCTGTAAGTGCCGCGTCAATCGTTGAATGATTAAATTCGACAGTCTTTTCTGAAGATTCAAGACATTCACCGACAGACCAAGTGACAGAAGTGTCTTTTTTGTTCAGATTGCGAACAATCAGACTGATAAATTCATGCGGCTTCGCGCACAGTGAAAACTTCAGACGATTGTCTTTCGGCGCATTTGCACCCTGCTCGACAGCATCGACAACGTTGCGCAATTTCCACATCGCGAAGTATTCTTCATTCGTGCCGAGCGTCATCGAATATTCGATTTTGCGCGTGCCTTGTTTCTTCAGGTCTTGCGCACGCATCAGCATGAATCGCTGATTCTGATAGGTGCAATAAGTGCCTACCGGAAATTCAATGTAGAACGGCAGATTGAATTTCAAGACAAGCTGCGGTCGCTGCATCAGTGCGCGATAACGATAGCTGCTGTCCTCAGGCTGAACGTTGACAGTTATCGCCCACGTTTTTACAGTCTGCCCGACTGCCAACAGACCCATTTGACTGATGTTCCCGCGCCACTGTTCGGGAACGTCAGCCAATGAGAGCGCTGTTTTCTGTGAAAAGTGTAATGCAAGCATCAGTCTTCGATTTCAAAGATTGAATAATCAAGGTCTTTCTTCTGCCACCCTTCGTTCAGTGTTTCGATGACGAACGCGGTCGCTTTCGTCACAAAGTCTGCAAGCGGTTCAAACTTCGTGAATGTGTGATATACAGGGTTTGCGTCTGCGTC